TGTACATGGATTCCTTTCTGTCCTAAAAGCTCTCTTGGAAGAATCAAAATGACCAAAGAAATCAGATTGTCATGGGCTGATATTGAAGCTGTAGCTCCCGAAGATTATTCAATGATACGCCTATTGGCTGACAGAGGGTTTCCTGTAGACGATACATTCAGTTTTGCTCTGAAGCCTAAAGCTGGGTTGGAGTATTTTGAGTATCATGATCATAAGACTGGTGAAGTGGTTGTGCAATGGAGGGAAGAGGACTAAAGTGCCAGTAGGGTAATTATTCCTATAGCCCATAGGGTGAAACGCCACACACCCTATGGGTATTTTAGCACCAATAATTATATTGAATGAGTTAGATTGAAATAATAAGATTGATAAATAGATAGCGTACAATTCAAGATCGGAGCACGACATGAGCAGAGCGAAGATCTTTTCTTTTTATCTTGTATTTAGCATACCTTGTCTTGCATTCGGCTTGACATCAGTGTAAGCTCTTAATATTGTTTGTGTGCCAGAACGAAGTGAAAGAGATATGAATGTGTATGGTCATTTTTACCCCATACGAAATTATCCTTACGGAGAGATACAAAATGAGCCTTATTATTCCTAAACACTTGCTTACTTGGATTGACCAGAATCGTGGCAGCAAGTCACGTCAGTCCTTCATTTTGCAGTGTATGTTTAAAATTATGGAGGTGTCTGAAATGAAGAACAATTAATAGAAATTAAGAACTCTAGGAATTACAAAACTAAATGAAAAGAACTTTAAGAACGAAGGTAACGTATGTCAAAGCAAAGGAACGAAAACCAATTTCTGATGATGCCCTATAAGCTACTGAATGCAGGTGGGTATGTGAACAGTAACGGTGAATGTATTAAGATGAATCTTAGCGATAAGGTTATCTACGCACACCTCAAAAATAGATTTGATTTCTTTAAAAGTCTAGGAAATGAATACTATGACACACAGCAATCTATCGCTGATATGTGCAATATGGACTTGAAGGCAACAGGAAACATTCTTAGGAAATTTATTGAAGATGGTTTGACAACAGTATATAAGAAGAGGTTCAACGGTTATCCTAAAAACGTATATACATATGTGCCAAACCTACAGTTGTGGTATAAGGACAAGAAGAAAGGCAGCCAAAAGGCTGTTGTAGTCGTTGAGACATTGGATTTTGAGTATGATTTTCCAGAAGATCTTGTTGACAGTATGTCTGATGTGGGCTACTATCCTGAAAGTGAATTTGACATTAACAACCTAGACTTGGAGTACTGAAATGATCGAAATCAGCAAGCTTAAGAAAGGTTCACGAATCATCCGGCATTGGTCTGAAGGTGAAACTGCCACTAGTGACTTCATTGTAACTAAAATTGTTGAGGATGAGGAACTTGGTTGGATTGCTTATGTAGATTGGTCAGACGACGATTGCAGTACAACCATTTATGAGGCTAATCAGCATAAATATGAATATGGCCGCAGACGTAATGATCGCAGACCAAGGCATTACAAAGAGATTAAGGAGAATTTGAAATGAGCGTATTTAATTTTGATGGTTATTCAGCATACTGTGATTGGTGTGAAACTAATGGCTATGATCCAGATGAGCAGTACGATCTACAACAAGAACCACATAAACGAAACATGTATGAGACTTTCTACATTAAATCTCTAGAAGGTGAGACATATATGATGGTGTGGGTTGAAACTAGTTGTGATCATGGATGGCTTGAAGGTGAGATTGAATTGCTGCCCTTAACACGCAAGGTCACTCAAGTGGTGACAGAAAAGGTGGAGTATGTCTAGCCTAGTTCAATGTGAAGGCACAGATTGTCTACGCAAAACCTCCTGTGCCCGCTTCACACAAACACCATTAATTCGTTATCAGGCGTGGCTTTGTATGCCTGTTTCTGTTAAGGTGGTGGAAGAGTGTAGATGGTTTGTTGCAAACAACATTAGTAATGAGGAGAAATGAAATGGCTGTGAAAACTAAGCGGGCTGTGGTAAGTAAGAAAGTCTCAAACGATGCTCTGAAGAACAACGAGCGTTGGACATTCTTCTTGTCTCAATGTAAAGTTGAATGGGATAATTTGAGTGACAATTCTAAAGACTTTTTCATGGTTATGGGCAACACAGAATCTAGTGAAGAAGATATTAATAATGCGATGGACCTTGCACGAGGTGTGAAATGAAGAACATTGATTACTACATTCTAAACTATTACGATTATGAAGGTATCCGTATTAGTCGTGTTGCCGATGATGATTATCTACTGCAATCTGAGTTTGATGGGGAATTAATGGTAAAGCTTACAGATTACAGGCGGTTGCTTAATCAATACAATGAACTTAAGTTTCGTATGGATGGGCTTGAGAAATGAAAGATCTGATCGAGCTACGAAATAACCTAAAGAAAGCCGAACAAGAATACTACACTGCCCACACGTCGCTTGAAGGGAGTCTTGCCCTCATTTTGGCCAAGGAAGAACTAAAGCAAGCCCGCTATAACTATGCATTGGCGTGCAGGGACTATGTAGAGATTACTCTGTTTGAGGATGGTGCGTAATGCCACAAGTAACCATCTACTCAACCACTAAAAAGACTGTACAATCTTACGATAGGAATTATATCCCACACTATGTTCGTGAGCCAATTCCTGTCTATAATTCAGACATTATTCTAGACAAAGCAGAAGTACAAATTCATCATTTGCCTATCGAGAGATTCTGTTGGGCAGATGGAAAAGGAAATTACACACGAGAAATCTTTGCAGCATTTGATGATGAATTGAGAGAAATCATTGGCTGTTCTCAAGAGAAATTTGAACGAGATGTTCAGACAGCTACAGATAGGCGTGTAAAGCATGAATATACACAGTTATTGGCGGTAAAAGATGAGCTAAAAACGTTGCATAACCTTTCTGTAGGTGCTAGCCTATGGTGGTCGATTAGCAAGCTTTGGAGGATATAAACAATGAATAAACAATTACTAGAATTGTTCGAAGAACACATTAACTTTCCAGAAGACAACACTAAAGTCTGCTGGTATGCTGATAGGGATCAAGTGGTTTACAACACAGACAACAATCTAGAAGATTTGTATGATCAAAACGGTCAGACATATTCTGGAGAGATTCGTGGAGAACCAATTGAGGTTGATGGTTATGTCATGTACCTTCTTGACTCTCAGTGTGGATGGGACTATCAAGCTATTTTCTCATTAGCTTTGAAGGTGGAAGAACAATGAACCAACTTTACCAAATAGGAGAACTGGTAATCCTCCAAAGTGAACATCAACCTAAGCATAATGGTGAATACATCATTGAAGCCATTGATGATTCCTTAATGGTGAATGTTAACACCAAAAAGATCGAAGGTGGTCTTGGCTATTATCTAGGCTTTACTGGAGATATGGGCAATAAGTACTGGACTCAAGCAGCCTTGAGAAAAATCCACAAACCAAGCACACAAAGCTTTACGGAGATGATGAGTGTGTTGAAGATGCCGAATAAGGTGTGGGAGAGGGTGTAGTGAGTAAGTTTAAAGTTGGTGATAAGGTTAAACGTGTGAGTGGTGCTGATGACATCATATTTAAGATGTTTCTTGGAGACATCCGTACAGTTAAGGCTATGAGAGATGATGGTATGTGGAAAGATTGGCTAGTACTTGAAGGTTCTAACGATTGCTGGGATCCAAATAATTTTGAATTGGTCGAGGAGAATGTTATGAAGAAGTCTGATTTGCGTACCGGTATGCGTGTTGTTCATGGTAAGCATAGTCGCCATAGTGGGGAATACGCAGTTGTGGTGAAGGATCTTAACAAGATTGTTTTCGCTGATGGTTCGTATAACTATCTGAGCAGCTACAGTGATGACTTGAAAATGAGTGGTGGGGTGTGGGACATCACTGAGGTTTATGATGATCCCGACCGTGACTTTCTGAATCATAAGGTCGCTGGTGATCTGTTGTGGAAACACGTAGAAAAGACACCTGAACAGCTTCAGCTTGACAAAATCACAGCTCAGATTGCAGAGCTAAAAGATCAAGCAGACAAGCTTCAATCTCTGATGAAAAATAAGTGAAAAATTCATTGCTTTGGATCCGAAAGGTGGTAGAGTGGCGTTAAGGAAATGGACACATGTAACATAAAAGCAACAACACAACATAAATGTACAGGAGAAACGACATGATTCGCGAAACAAAATTCCAAACAATTGGCGAAGCTTTCGAATTTATGCGTATGGATGGCTCCGCATCCCTTGCACTCATTGATTGCATGAATGCCTATGCATTGGGTACAGACCATCTAGAGAAGCATTTTGACAGCCATTTGTGGCTTGCTGATGAGGACGGTGATGCTAATTTTGACTCAGATGAAGCAAAGCAGTATTACATTGAGCTGGCAAGAATCGAAGAATTCCTTGTGCATCAGGAGCTTATCTATTCCGAATGAATTAATTTCAAAATGCGTCAAATAACAGGTTGACAGGACGTAAACCATCTCGTACAATTAAGTCATGAGAAAGGAGATGTGTGTCGCCAAGGGAGGTTCGATTCTTAAACCTAACCTTATGAGTATAAAATCATGGCTAAATCAACAGCAATCAAAGGCGAATTTTCAACTGTAACCGGTAGCACAACCCGCCGGATGTTCGACGCCAGTGGCAACTTCATTGGTTTAATAATCAAGGTAAAAGGGGGTTATCAGATTCGTCGGTTTCCCGATGGGAAGGTTCGGGTTAAAGCTACCCTTCGTGAAGCCTTCCAATCGATAGCCCGGAGTAATTAAAATGGATAAGGTGATAGGTTTTCTTATCCAAAGAGATGGTCGTGATTTGTTCATGAAAGACTTGCCTGAATGGGTGAGTCTAGATGAGAACTACACAGCAACAGCACTAGTAAAGTGGAATGATTCGCTTGAGGTGTTGCTACGTGAGGTGCAGGAGGATAGAGACTTATACGCTGAGTTGTGCGTAATGTTGGATGAGGAGAATCGTGACTTGAAGCAACAGATAAAAGAGCTACAAAAGAAGTAAACACAACGACTGATTTTCAGTCTACAAAACAACCCCGTTAATTCGGGGTTTATCTATGAGGGTAATAAAGTGAAGAACAGAAGCAACAGCAAGAATCCGATGAAACCAACACTGTATAATTGGGGTGTGAATGACCTCAAGTATGTTGATGACTTTTATATCAACAACTATGAGGACTATCGCGGAGTCTATGGCAAGTGGACAGGTATGATGAAGAGGGCTATGTCACCGAAGTACTTAGCCAAAACCCCATCATACGAAGGTTCAAGTATCTGCGATCATTGGCAGTATTTGTCTGAATTTAAAGCTTGGACAGTAGATCAGGTGTGGAAAGGTCTAGAGTTAGACAAGGACATTCTAGTTGTGGGCAACAAACACTATTCGCCGGACACATGTGCGTACGTACCTAAGTATGTGAATTACTGCTTTCTAACCAAGAAGGGTGGTCGTGGTGAATGTCCTCTTGGGGTTAACAAGAAAACCGAAACACGTTATGGCCCGGACTACTTACTGCCAAATCCCTATGCGGCCGCAGTGAATGATGGTACAGGTACATATATCAGACTTGGAACTTACAATAATCCAATGGACGCACATCGAGCATGGCAGCTAGGGAAGATTGACGTTATTGAAAATACAGTGCTTCGCTACATGTTAGAGCCTTGCTATCGGCAGGACGTAGCTAATGCAATTTACCTAAGAGCCGAAATGCTTCGGGATGACTACGAAAATAATCGAGAAACTTTTTCTCTTTAGATGTTGACAGAGTGTGGGACCAGCTGTAGACTTATCCATAACGAAGCAAAACAACCGAATAGGAGCTACAAAATGGACACCATCAAAGACCTCTACGTAGTAATCGACCGTCACACCGGTGCTGTCGTTAGCAAGCCAATGTCTTTCAAAGCAGCTATCCGTTCTGTTGATCGTCGTGACTTGGCCTATGGTGCTTGCCGCTTTGGTAAGAAACGTGTGGAGGCTAACTGAAATGATCATTCTCAAATGCACTACCTCAGTAATCATGACAGATGGCTCTGTAGCCTTCAAAGCTGGTGAAAGCTATCAGTTTAATCTGAAGTCTAACGGAGACATTCAACGCTTTCATAACAACACTGTTCACATCTTCTATTGTGTTGGTGAACAAGCTTGGACGAATTACTTTAAATATGAGATTGAAGAATGAAACCACAATACAAGACAACCAAAACATCCACACAACGCCTTGTCAAAGCTATTGAAGAGCTTATTGAGCAATACAAATATGTGACCTATGTAGATATGGATAGTGACCCTGGTGTTGTGAAGGCTAGGAAATTAATTGAGAGTTTGAGGGTTAAATCATGAACGAAGACATCGATGAAAGCACATTGACAGTGGGTAGGCTATTGTTCTGGTGTGTTGTTGGTACGGTAATGTGGATAGGTATTCTTCTAGGTTGTGTTAAATTGATTGAGGTGGTATCGTGAAAATACCACCACCTAAGCCACCACCAATGAGACAACAAAAACAACCATCTCCAGCTTTTGGTGTTATGATGGTTATGACGGCGGCACTAATTTTTGGTATCTGGATTGGAATTAATATTCACTAAGAGGTGTAACATGAAAATGCATCAACAGATGTTCTATTTTGATACTAATAAAACTCGACCAACAGAAGCCGATACTCAGTGGGATGGTCATGTATTAGCTTTCCATAATGGTCGTTGGGTTGCTGTCCATTGGTTGAGTTTGAAGCTGATTGATAACAAACTGTTTGACGATGCGGCTGCCGAAGAATATCCTTATTGGATGCAGATGCCTAAAGCACCTTCTGACGCTGATAGGGATGCATAGCTATGAGTACCTTTAGCCATTTCATTCATCCAGTACTAACCATCATCTTCTTCCCGTGGCTCATTGTCTGGATTCTGTGTGCAATCTCAGCAGGAAACTCACGTAAGAGGAAAGAAGATAAGCGACGTGAGGAAGAGCTTCAGTTGTTGAGGGAAATTGCTAAAAAGAAATCTTGAAAGGGCCTTGTGCCCTTTTCTTTTTGCGTATAGAATTGTCCATAACGAAACAGGAGAATTCCAATGACACGCATGTACATACAACCTTCTTTTGTGGATAGCTGTTCAGACCATGGTGAGTGGTCGGGTGGTAACGGTCAATATCGTGGGGACAGGTCTGTTGAGGTTGTTCCTACCTACATCAATGGTCGTCCTAACGTTCGTGCATTCTCTGATGAGGCTATTGCAGCGAGACGTGCAAAGAAAGCTCCAAGTGTTCCACTATTTGACAGAGTGCTCCCACAACAACGTCGTGTACGTGTCTTGACAGAACAACTGTACGAACTAGAGACTGAACGAAAGAATGGTCTAGACATTCGCACTTATTCTCAATTGCGTGATGTTCTTATATGCAAGAGAGATAGGGCAGAAGTCTTGCTCAAGAAAGCTTTGAGTGCTAAGCCAATCCGTCCAGAAACCTACGAAGATGAGGCAATTTCTAGCTACGCTAGTAGCAATCCCCCCTCAGACAACAACGGACACGGAGGGAGCTATTCGTCGCCTGTAGGGGTAGGATTCTTCGCAGAAGTTGTTGATGGGTTGAGTGATAGAAATTCTTTTAAAAAGATCCTTCAGAAGGGTTGCAAAGGTGTGGGAACCTTAGTAAGCTGGTCACAACAGGCAGCAGCCTACTACAGAACTCTCAAAGAGGTGTAACATGGATAATCAAAAAGCTCAAGTGTGGTATGATCAAGTTCTGAGGGACTGGGTAATGGGTCGGGCTACGGATGCACAAGTAGAAAAGGCTCGTGACCTTCTGATCAAAGCAAGGAAACAAGTTAAATGACTACACAACAGCAAGCATTCAACAAAGCATATTCCTTGCTTTTCCTTGGCAAGCAAGCTAAGCTTTTCAAACAAGATGGACAATGGATATGCACTGAAGTGCGTGAGGAGGTGGTGAAATGAATGTTCCTGAAATGACCCTAAGAGACTACTTCGCAGCTCAAGCGATGGCAGCCCTGATGCAAGTGTATTGGGAAACTGACAGTGAATATACAAGTGGACAAGACATTATTCTATGCCAAGTGGAAAGCGCTTACGAATATGCTGATGCTATGATTAAACAACGTGAGAAGCAAACCAAATGAACAACATCTACACAGACATTTTCTCTGAAACCTCCCTCTCCCAACAATACGAATATAAACAAAAATACACAAGCAAGCGTAAAGAAATGTCTAAAGAATCTTCTAAAGAGACATATGACAAAGCTAGGGATAAGGCCAATAGGGTGAAGAGTGGCTACCGGGAAGTTAGGGCGAGTAAAAGAGAGTGGAGGGAGGAGTGATGTCGAGGACAACAGCATTCTTTATCACTATTGCTTTATGGGGAGTGTTGAACTACTTCTTTGATAACAACCTTGAGGCATGGAAGATTTTGTTTCATCAAGCACTAGCTATCGCAACCTTCAACATCACCTATTACTATTGCTGGCAGGAGCGTACACAATGAAAGGTTATATAATTACTTATGAATGTGAAGGTGTGATTTGCACATCTTACATTACAGCAGGCTGCCAAGAACACGCTGAATGGATCTTCAAGGACTACTGCCCTGAGCTGGATATCATAACAATTAAAGAGGACTAACCTATGAACTACAACAAATCATACTGGCGCGCAGATGTTGAATATGAAACCATCAAGTATGTTACAGATGTTAGTGACCAAGCTCCTATGGGTATCTAGATACCAGCAATCGGCCAGCCTTACGCTTACTTTGAGACTGAGCAAGAAGCTAAAGCAGCATTGAAGTCTGCATTCAGCAATGAGATTCAACGCCTTAACAAATTGATTGAAGGGCTTTAGACATGAACTTTAAAGAAGGACAGCGCTTCCTACTAGAACAATCTATCTTCAATCGTCACATCCTAGAAGTGACATACGTTGATAACACAACAGCTTATCTGAAGCTACACAGGCAAGACACATTGACAGATTATCGTTATAGTGTGAAGAGTGGGAAGCTTCACCACTGGAATAAGGCTATGCAAAGTTGGGACTTAGTGGAGGATTACACTTTGACAGAATACATTGTGAACGATGTTATGAGTAAATACAAACCAGAGGATGTAGTTATCTATTACGAATACAAGTCCTGATAGAATTTTACAATGAATAAATGTGTTGACGTGATAGGCTAGAAAAGAGATAATCTTCTCATCGAAACAAAACAACATCTTAAAAAGGAACACAGATCATGAATAAATTCTCTAACGACTCTCAAATCCTTTCCCTTCAACACAAACTTGCAGAAGCTCGTGCCAACACTCGTGAGGCTGAATCTACTGGTTGTTCTGATGAGCTTATCTGCTCTCTGATGGATGCAGAAGATATGATTATTGGTCAACTGCTGAAGCTTGGTTGCCATCGTCGGGATTGCTGATTAATAACACCTATACAAGCCCTCAAAAGAGGGCTTTATTTATTGGAGAATATATAAGTGTGGATTAAAACAAATCTTTATGCTTGGACACATTCAGAACATGGGTGGATAATAGCTAAGTGGTGGACATTATGCGGCAAGAAAGAGGTTTATTACTCGACTTACCTCAAAGTACAGGCCAGAGAGAAAGGAGAGAATATAGGGACATTTAATAGCTTGAAAGAAGCGAAAAAGAGCTTTACAGAGGGTTGAATAGGGTTTAAACTCATTACATCAAAGACAAACACAGAGACACATACCATGATCACTGCCACTTCCCTCCTGCACCCTTCGATGCAAATCAAAATCAAATCTGCTCGTGTGCAAGCTGAGTGCCTTGGTCTGGTTGCCCCAGTCTTAAACTCTAAAAGAGCAGCCTTCATGGTGGCCATAAAGCATGAAGGCTGTGATAACGCCAGTTTCTACTTGACAGACAATGAAGGTTGGCTTGGTACGGATGTAACAGCAATGGTGTTGAAAGCTTGTCCTTATCCTGCACCAACCGTAAAGAAATCTTTCTTTCGTAAATGTGTTGACAAGGCTGTCAGTGTGTACGAGAATGTAGCTACAAATGCAGTAGGCTATGTTGCTGGGATTACTCTAGTAACAGCTTCTTTCTCTTAAGGAATAACTAAATGTTCTCTACCATCTTGTATGTACAACTCTGCTTTAGTCAAGTAGATTGCCATGAATTTGAACCTAAGACATGGACAGCTAATTCTGTAGCTGAATTGAACAAAGATTGTGTTGTCTAACACTCCCTTGAAGCTTGTGCTAAGGAAGAACGTAAATACCTCTCTAATGTGATTGGAAGCTACAAAGAGTCTGACTGCTACGTCATAGAGGCTAAATGAAATGAACACAACATCTGTCATCACCCCTGTAATCAAACACACTATTCATGGCTCTCTAGTGTTGTGGGAAGATACTCGACATGTCTCGCTAAGAGCTTATCTGTATGAGTCTTTCTTGATGATGGGGGATGATTATGCTGAATATACGCCTGTTAGGTTTGAATCTTTGTAAAATAAATTGAAAATAATACTTTACAGGGTAGTCTGATGTCCGTATACTGAATCCATCAAGACAACAAACACCTACTGAAAGGAACTACCAAATGAATAACTCAACTTCCCGCAAAGCAGCCATGAGCCGTAACATCGCTAACTGGGAAACTGTAGTTAGTAAACAAGGTAAAACCTCTAAAGAAGCTCAACGTCTTCAGCTTCGCTTGGCACTGAACCTGTTCAATCAAATGGATCAACATCCAGCCTACTAAGAACATTCTAGCAGGAAACTCAAGCCACTAGATCTAGTGGCTTTCTTGTGTCTGTAACACTACATATAGACATTCTTCTAATACCTTCCTACATCTTGTGTCTAAAGACCTTTAAGCTACACTAGATCTAGTCTACAACATCCCTCTAATACCCTCATAAAGACTCTCTAGTCACCTTCCAGTGGCGTACACAAACTCTGTTTGGGTTAAGCCTGACCACAATCCCCTCTCAGTTTCACACCATCCCAACATATGGGACACACCAAACACTAGCCCAATAAGCATTCCCTACATGGTGGCTACAGTATTGCTTGACATAATCTTGTCAGTAAGGTGCTGCCTACAACGTAGAATAGTCAGTGCTAACCTTCAGTTCAGTTGATCAGTGGGAAGTTGAACTGAAGGCCTAAGTCATTGTATTTAAAGGAGATTCATTGTTTAAGTCATTAGCTTGGAATACCGTTTGGAATACCTACTGATGGGTGTCCTTGTCAGGTCCCTGTCGAGATGATCATTAGTCCATTAAAGGTTAGTGCACAAGATGATTGTGTTCAAACGAATCGCACGCGATATTTCTCGATTTAAGATAATAATTATTCTCATTTAACTGGGAGCTGTTAAGAGCCTTAGATAACCCGCCAAGGTTTTGAGGAGTACAGACCTTGTTCCATAAGGCTTACAGATATTCTGGACATAGAAAAAGAGGTCTTCTATACAAGCAAGACCTCTAAAATTTAGGGGGTTGGGAATTTACACAGTTGAGATAACCATTTCTGAAGTGTCTACACCAAAGTATTCGAATGTCTCTTTGAAGGTTAGCTTCTTGTCACTCTTATATTGGTTAGCAGTCTTAGCGTTAATACCGAAACTCTCGTACCAATATTTCGGGCTATTATAAACTCCGTTGATCGAAAGCCTTTTAACTCGCTGTCTAGGGGCAAATAGTGCTTCTTCCAATGTCATACCTTTACGAAGCATGTTGGTGGTAACAGCACCTTCACTTACACCAAAGTGAGCACACAACTCTTTGATATTTCCAGTCACACCCCTTATAGTCTGTTTAAGATATTCAAGTCCTGTATAATTCAAAATGCCTTCATAGTTATACCCTTCATCTAGCAGTTTGGTTAATACTTCTGTTGACCTGCCATGCTCTAGTCGAAAGTATTCTTTTGTAGGATACCAGTATGCAACACCTGTTTCACTTTGCACTTCAAAACTGTACCTGTAAAAGCTTGCTGGAGGAAGGTCATTAACTGCACTCCAAATATCCCAACCATAAGCAGCAATCCTATTCCTTACAGAGAAGTAGTCTTTACCTAGCTGTGTGCATAGTTCATTAAGATTTACTGTCTGCCCTTCCCATTCAACTTCTACCAATCTAAAACCGTATCGAATGTATGTTTCATATTTCTCAACAGCGAGTTCAATAGATCCAAGTTTTAGTGCGTTAGAGGAAATATAGGTGTAGGCTGCATATGGGTTATCATACCCTTCAACATAATCTTTAAGGAACATACCATCAATCATCAAAGCCCCATCTTTGTTTCTCATGTTCTCTTGATGAGTAACCCAACGAAGGTTGGAGTAGTGGTTGTTTGTTTTGTCCCTATCTTCGTGGTCTACAACATCTTTGGTTTCAGGATCACTGTTAGGAACAAAAGCAAAAGCTACAAGGCGGTGTACTCGTTCCATCTTACGCCATCCATCAGGATGTGTTAAGTTGACATAGTGATATTGTGGAATTCCGTTTAGGACTTGGGCTACAGGTACGTTGTCCCAAGCATTCCTGACTTCACCAGTGTTACTAACTTCATATTTACCGTTCCAACCTTCTACTTCTTTCCACTCTTCCATCTTTACAACTCCTCTTATATATTATACCGGCTTAATTAAATTAATGCTTTGTTCTGATATTCATAACCATACTCAATACCCTGCTGTTCACAGACAATACTCTGTCTAGGATATTTCACTCTTAGTATTTCCTTGTCTTCTAGCGAGCGCTTTAGGAGTCTATAACAGAGTGTACAGGCTTTTACATAAAGCTTTGCTTGACTATTCTTAAACTCAAGAAGCTGCATTACATTCTCAGTAGATATTTCATCTAGGAAAAGAAAGCATTTGATAATTTGTGTAGTGGCTAGTGGTATTTGATTTGGTTTATCTCCATACCAATCTAACCGTGCAACACCAGATACAATGTCATCAATCCACACAGGCCAAGTGTCTGGTTCATCTCGTCCATACCAGTGCTCACATATCTGCTCTCTAATATCATTCACTAGCACTATTGGCTTACGTCCTCTTGTCATCTAGTTTCTCTTCCTCAAGTTTTCTAACAGCTTCCTTCTGTTCAAGCTCAGTCATATTTGCTTTCTTCCTTCGCTGTCTCATCCATTCCTTAACTCCAATAGCTGCAAGGGCATCAGCGTTAGCTTCTACCCTTTGTGCAATCTCAGATGTTAAGTCAGGAATTTTAGATTCTTTTTCTTTACTCACTAAAGTATTTATCCTTATACCAAATCAGACTCTCCAAAGCTGCTTTCCTCTCCTTAGTCCAACGTTCAATATGTGGCTTGTGCCATTCTTCTGTATACTCAGCTTCCTTACTAAGACTCTCAATAGCCTCATCTAGTGTTGTATCTTTACCAAATGCACCAGTAATGTAGTGAAGTCCTTTCAAGCCTGCAAGGGTATTAATCCCAAGAGAATCTTCAGCAGCACACTTAGTACATGAACAGCATACTTTTGTGCAGTCTCCTGAGTGCTCGTATCCTAGGACTAGTTCGTCAACATAGTAAGACATCAATTGTTCAACACGCTTATTGATTTTAGATTCAGGATCTTCCTCGCTGTTGATCAAGTCTTCCAAGGATTCCTTAACCTTGGCTAGATCATCTGCTTTGTAATAAGCATCAAAGATAGCATTATAAACTTCTTCCAGTTTTAACTTGGCTCTCATACTAACAAGATCAGCTTCGGTCAGTTCCACTTTAGACTTCAGTGGATGCTGCTCATAAATTATTCTCATAACCCCTCACACTCCTTAATAATATCCTAACATTTCTCAAATGCATCTACAACATGCCCACACCCAACAGCTTGACAGTATGTTGTATCAACGTCAAGCATCAGATGATAAACTTGTAGGTGTAGTTCACTAAGCTTACGTTCAAACTCTGTTGGTACATATTCGTCGTTCATTCCAACCTCAACAATTCAATCAACTTCTCATTAGCCTCAACAGGATTCTCAATCATCTCAAAAGCTTGTTGTGCATCCATGACTGTTATCCCTTGCTCTTTAAATTCCCTTACACACATTTTCCCGTACCCGCTATCAGATTCTTTTGAGCATTTGTATTTATATCTAGCTCCGCAAGAGCATTTCTCGTATGTGTCTATCATTTATCAATCCCTCTAGTTAAGTATTTATAAGCTTGCTCTTCATCTGGTGTGGTCAGATACATATACCACTGTCGAGCTTTCCTTCTAGCCTCTTTGGGTGTGTATCCCCAACCGGTAACCCAGCCATCTTTATCAACCGCCCACCAGAGTTTTTCTGTCTTACGATGCACTATTCTCATTTAAATTCTCTCCTCAACAATAAGCCGAACACTTCGGACAAGGACAGCTCAAACACATTGGCTTATATCTATCCGCTACAGGGATGCTGTCCCATATACATTTGATGTCTCCTATCTGCCCACTTCTAAACTTACTAATACCTCCATCAGTAAACGGATATTCTTGACTAACTCTATACCTATTCAAAGACTCTTCAAGCTCTTTCTTAATTTCCTGAAGTTGTTGTTCGATACTGTCCATACGTTCTTCAATTGTGATGTTCATTTGGTATTCATACCTTATATTTATAATGGTCTTTAGGAGTTCTCACATCAAACGTTTCAGGATTGTTAGGGAACATTTCTATGTAATCCCCATCTGGATGCTCTAAATAAAGTTTCTTCTGAACCTCTCCATTTTCATAAGTTACTTCAATGTAGTTTTCTACCATCTTCTGACTAATAATTTTCATTTTCCACTCCTAATGTGATACAAAGCCCACACCACAACAATACAAGGCATTAGTGTCAGTGTTATTGCTGCTCCAAGGATATCTTGTTTTGTCATGGTGCCTCCCAATCAAACTTATAATCAATACCGCCCATCTCAAACTGAATAAGGTCAGTCAAGATAGTAACTGTTGTACTTCCTACAAGTCTCCAACCAGAGGGGAGGTTATAGTATAGGTATTCAGCAAAGTCTTTAGGGTCATCACAAATTACAGATAACTTGAGTTCGAAGAAGTCAGTAACGTCTTCATACACACTTACAAACCCCGGAATATCTTCTGGAGACCTAAACCTGCACTCTGTCTTATCCTTCAAATCTAAAATCATTTCTTCCTCCCCTCGTCCCACTCATTAATTAAATCCACAGTATTTACAAATTTGTAGTTCACGTATTGTGAGGCTGCAAATTCATCCGGGAACTGCACCACCGCACACTTATAATTCTCGCTAGCCCAGCGGATAAAGTCTTTGATCAATTGTCTGTCGTAATTGTATTCAGTGGTCATTTGTATTTATCCTTCTTTGGTCCTTCCATAAAACTTCTGAAATCTCGTTGACAATCAAAACACAACCAAGCATCACCTTTAAAAGTAGCCCCGCCCCAGTCACCTTGCATTGTGCAACCACCTTCGTGTCCAGACCACACTACTTTACAAGAACCTTCAACATTTCCCCGACGATCATCTGAGTTATTTGTTTCATGGTTGCATCTATCACAGATATAGATTGTAGATGTTTTAATTGCCACTTATCAATCCTCCCCAATAACAGCCGTATAAATCACAGCAACAATAACAAGAGGCCACAGAAGGCACAATATCCAGTCATTCTTCAAATCATATTTCTTACCCTTAGCCGTGCTGATGTGTGCATGGATGTAGGATACTATAAGTGCAACGATGAAATAAATAATTAGTAAGGTCATTTTAGTATACCCTGTAGGTGTGCTTGTAGTTAAAGAGATTGAAGCTCAGTATAGCAGTTTTACCCAACAAAACAACCTTTTCAATCGATTTTTGAAGGGTATTTGTAGTCATGTGTTTCATTGTCATAATTATACTCCAAAATAAGGCCAACAAGTGCCCAACTAGGCCATGTTTTATTCACAGATGCAAGCTGTTTAAGGTTACTAAAGCCTGTACTCTCCAAAAAGTCACCCACTTCAATGTTTAGTTTCTTACAAGCTCGCTTAAGGTGCTTAATTTCGGTTCCCGGAACATGTCGTTGTGGCATTCGGATACCTTTCTCACTGGAAAGTGTACGCCAAAATGTTTCGTCAGCGAAATCATCACGAAGATTCTCACTAGCCCATAGTTGGGCTGCTTCTCGTTTCTCTTTTACTTGCTGACGTTGCTCATCAGTCATTGGTGCAAACGTTTTCATATTTCTCTCCAATTAAATTGTTATGCCACTATTCAAAGAACACTTCTCAACCAAATATTTATGAATCCTATACACGTCCACTTCCGTAACTGCATACCCTTCCTTAATCTTCTCATCCACAATCTGTAACGTAACCATTGCAGCTTTGTTATTACATTCTTTGAGAATAGCATTCTGCCATTTAGCGTAGAATACTCCGGGACCATAGATGACAGGCTTCACTGGTGGAGTGATTGTACAGGCTGTCAGGATTAAAGTAAAGGACAAAATAATTATGGAAGTTTTCATTTCCTTCTACCTTGAGCTAGTAAGCTCGGTTATTTTGTTTTCAAGGGATATTACGTATTCAAAATATTCTTCTAATAAACTAGACAATCGGAAGTGTTCAGACATTCTGTTCTCCTTGTATTCTGTAAATGCTGGAAAGCTATGAGGTTCACCTAAAGCATATTTAGTTTCCCACGCAAGACGTTGTTTAACTAGGTTCATTGTTTTCCTTGTATTGTGTATCACACGACATTTTATGCTTTCCACTAAGCCCACATTCTGGACATTGGTCAAACATTTTAATGAGTTCTTCTACTTCATACAATGTTCTCTCAAGAAATTCATGACCTCTGTCCATTCCTAAACCATCAGAAATCTTCTCCATGCGTAGCTCAACCTTAGTGAGGTCTTTGTGGATTATTTGAAGATTCTTTAGTAGTTGTTTCTTAGTCATTTAACGCATTCCATATGCAATTCAACTTTCTCTGTATCTAATGGCTTACCAACTTCGACAGGAACAATCCTATATTCATATTTGCCACCTCTCCAAGTTTTCTCTACTTCACCATAGTAGGTGGCTAGGCTTTCAGTTGTATAAGCCCCGATAATATAGTGGTGCGTTTCAGTATCACCCCAACGAAGCATTTCTGTAATGTAGATCATAGTCCAAGTTGCTCCTTATATTTCTTCACTTGTTGTTCAAGCTCTATAATTTTCATTCGTTTATCTATATTCAAAATAACAGCTTCTGAGTGTCCCTTTGAGTCATAGTGCTGTGGATTACTTCTGATCCAGTTTACTTCCCACTCGCTAATCAATTCCAAGCTCCTTCTTAGCTTTCTCTACAATATCCTTAGCCTGTGCATACAAAGTAGGATCACCTTCTGTGAGAACTTCAAGCAACAACTCTTTCTCTTTGATATAAACCTTTGCAAAATCTTTATCATGTTTACAGATCGACTTGCTGTTTGAGATAAGGTCTGCAAGTTTGATTGTTTTAGCTGCTGGTGGTGCTTTTGCAGTATGCTTACGATCAATCTCTTTACGCTTTGTGCGATTACCCATGTTAGGGAGTGAGACATCTGTAAGCCATCCAACAAGCAATGCTACGTTTGTACCAAACACATCTTCAATGTCACCATATGAGCACTCCGTGTCTTCAACGCAGTCGTGCATAAGAGCAGCATAAAGCATATCCTCTGTGTGAGGTACAGAACGAACTATATTCATAACTTCAATAGGGTGGTTGATATAGGGTTCACATGTGTATTTACGTTTCTGTCCTTCGTGCCATTCTGTTGCAAACCCTACAGCTACACTCAATTTATCTACTTTCATAAAACCTCCTGATTAATTTATAAACTCATGATAGACGAAAGCCCAACACCAGTCAAGGCATTGGGCTAGAAATTATTCAAAAATATGTGGATTTTCTTGGTAATATTCCGCAAGCATTTGAGACACCTCACGATCTGACCAACCTTGCCCTAGAATGACTTCTTTGTAATTTCCAAGATGTCCGTAGGCTTTTAAGGAATACTCAAAGTTCCAGCACCAAGACCCATCAATAAACAGACAAACTCGGTCATGGTTCATAGATTATCCCAAATACTTGTTATTGAGAAATAATTGTTTATAACTAGGCAACACAAACTGAATCCTGTGATCCTGCACGACAAAGCTATTTGTTTGTTTGCAGAATTGCAGTTTAACTTGTTTAGTGACTCGTGCAGCCTTAGCTTGAGCAACTGCATAATCGGAGAAGCTCCAGATATTCAACTTCTCTGGTGGGCGTCCGAATACACACTTTGCACTGTTGCCGTTATACAATTTGATCGCTGAGATTACGGACAATACTTCACGACCTTTGTTTGAATGATGGTTACTTTCAAACCGTGAAGGTGCAGAACGATATTCTACAAATTCGTAGTGAAGACCTTTCATCATTTGACAGAGCGAGAAGATTTGTAGTTGTTTGGTGTCAACGATCTCATCTGGATTCCAACTGGATTGATTGCTATGCATTTTGTTCTCCTTAAATTTTAATTACTTTAACACCTTTGGATTCTAAATACTTAAGACCTTCTACAGATCTGTATTCATTACGATACCACACCTGTTTGATCTTTGCAGCCACTATTTTCAAACTACAATTCAGGCAAGGTGCATGAGAGATGAACATATCAGCACCTTCAGATGTTTCTGTACTGAGGTAAAGCTTCTCCAATGCGGCAGCTTCAGCATGACGTACAGTCGAGAGTGTTTGTCCTTGACTATCCTCACAAATTTCTTCAAACCAACCCGGTGGCTGTCCGTTTACCCCCATCGAAATGCAAGAATCATTCTTATAGATCATTGCTCCAACTTGAAGACGTTTAGCCTCTGAGGTTTCTCCGAACCTACAAGTCATATCCATCAGGGCTAATGCATATTTTTGTTTCACTTAGACTGTCCTCGTCTGGTACTGGTTCCCGTGGCCGTACTCAGTCCATTTTCCTGTCTAGATTTAGTCTTAAATACTTTAGAAGGGATGGCTACGTATTTCCCTTTAACACCAGCATAGTCGTCAATCCACGATTGTGCAAGCTCTCGACTAGATGTTTTTAAATAGATGATATCTCCAAGTGCATTCTTAAAATAAAAGTTACCAATTGGTATATGGTCGTAACTGGTAAAGTCTTCATAGGAAACCACTACAGAAACAATCTCTTTTTCTTTAGTCATTGCATATCATCCCAGCCGTCATAGTTGTCGTAATCTGGAGCATTATCTATTTCAGGATCTTCATCAGGCCAAGGAATTTCCCAATCTTCTTCATTGTCCTCGTAGTGCTCATCAACACAATGATCTAAAAAGATATCATATGCACTATTGCTCATCTACAAGAGCCTCCATAACCGCGTGTACTAAATTATCACCAAAAGTTTCACGCATATCTTGTTCATCGCTCAAAATCCAATGCTCAAGTGAACTTTCCATACCTTCCAACTCAACTTCTGTATAATTCAAACTATTTCTCCTAAACTAATTAATCTTTTACCAAGTTCAACTCTTGTGTTTACTTTATCTTTCTCAATTCCGACTAAGCTAGCAATCTCTGATAGCGTCAAACCTTCTTCTCTAAGTTTAGCACATCTAATTGCTAAGTGTTGACTTCTTTTGAGTGCTCCTGAGCCCGACATTCAAGGATACTTCACATATTTTACAACTGGTATAAACTCTGATTCATCAAACAGTTTATGATATTGATCAATTTGTGCTTTAGCCCAATCAAGGCCTTTCACTTCATCTAATTCAGAATTATTTATACAGTCAACATCAGCCTGCCAAGGAAGAGGACTACCTTTAAAAAACAAATGCTGAGTCAGAGTAAACTCCACTTCTGAAAAGTTCTCCCAGACCTTAATTCCCAGCAACGGATATTTGTACTCTACCTGAGCTTTATAATTTGTCTTGTGCAGATGTTCTGTAACTTTAATTCGGGTGTTTCGAGTATACGGCATTACATTTCTCCTTGTGCGTAGTGAAGATCTAATTCAAGATTCCAATAAGGATCTACGTTAAAGTCTGGTTCTAGGTGATCATCTTCATCTGGAACTTCGTAGAGTTGGTCAAAGATGTTCATAGTTAGCACATACTAGGTCCGTGCCAAGGATTACCGCACCAAGGACACAATCCACGATCATCAGTCATTTTACAAATAATTTTCATAATATCTCTCTCCTCTATTTGTGTTCGTATGCTGTCAGTGTAGACCAGCATACGTGCATGTGCAAGCGATTTATTCAGATTTTTCGATTACTTTTGCTGGCTTTGTTCGGGATGCTTTCTTTTCAGCAGTCAATCGTTTCTTTTCATATTGCTCAATACCAGAAGCTACAGCAGAACTGATCATCTCGTCAAGAGTCGGCATATCATCGAAATCTTCTTGTTCGTCCGGTCCCGTAGGCTGTTTACCACACTCACTATTGCCACAAGAGCAAGGAAGGCTTGCTCGATATTCTTGCAAATTATCCAGTCGATCCGCAATATTCTCAGCATCGAAATAAAACGGTGTGCCCTTAATTACATCAGAAAGCTCGTCGGTTGACAAAAAGCCCCGATACACATTTTCGTAAAGTCGCTTAAGTTGCTGACGACTAAAGTTGGCATGTTCCAGAATGTCTGTGTCCTTACCTCCGATACCATAGCTTGAAGTGTGAATCATTAGGGTAGATGTATCATCCAAGATCCACTCCCTGCACGAAAGTCCGATGATCGAACCAGCGCTTGCTACTTCAGGACCAATGATTGCAACAGTATGTCCTGCGCAACTGTTCAAGGACCGAACAAATAGCATTGCTGTGTCCAATAAACCTCCCGGCGTGCAGAGGTCCAATACAATTGTGTCCTGTTCAGAACAACCATTGATCAACGCAAGTTCATCACTCCATTCTGTAGGTTCAGAAATTGGCTCGTGAATCTGAATAACGTGCGTCATACCACCATTGTGACTGGATGTAATACGGGACTTCTGTGGCAGCAACATTAGTTCTTCAGTTTTCATAATTACTCCTTAGTAAAACCATAGTATTTAAGTTCGGCTTCTTCGCGGGCTTTCACGGCATCTTCAAATGACGGCCCATAGTACAAAATTATCTGTTCACCATCTTTTGCAATCCTTGATTCCCATACACCCCTTTCATCTCGCCACCTCACGCCTGTCCTACCTGATTTATTGGTGTTCTTTCTTTTTTGATCAAAACTTTGGACGCTTAGGGTTGCCCACTCACAAGTTTCTTTAGAGTAAATCTTAGCTCCATTAATACGGTTGATGGTTGTTCCTTCAGGCCTTACGCCCATATCTTCCAAGAAGTTATCAAAAGACCCACCTTTCTTTGTATCCCATCTATCACAAATAACTACATCACCATGCCACTCTTCATACTCTGAACTCCTAGTTCTGGAACAAAGTTTTTGCCAAGATGTGTAGGTTGGAGTTCCGGTCATACCGTGACTATTAAGCACTCTTGGTTGACACCCACAATCAGTAAATTTATTGTGCAAAAGTCTTGGTGAAATCAACTCTAAAGTATTTCCACAATCACATACACAATTCCAGATAATACTTTTACTCTTATGCTTTTTATCCGACTGACCTACCACCAATAGTAGGCCAAATCTTTGATTGATTAGGTCTTTCAAATTAACCCCTACTTTATATGTTTATCATATGAATCAAACGCCATTCCCCACATTTTGGCTTCCTCAGAGCGCACGCAATAATCCCATGAATCAAAATTAATCAATTCTACGGGTAACTTTGCAAATTCTGCAACAGCTAGAAGATATTCTAGGCCTGATTTACGTTTCAAATCTTGTTGCATTACATCGCCCGTAACCACAAGCTTACTATTCACGCCTTGACGACCAACCAAACTCTTAGCAACTTCTGGATCAAGATCCTCTGCCTCATCCACCAAGATAAAACTGTTGTCCCATGAGCGTCCTTTTACGTGCTCCAGTGCAAGCATTTCAATCTTACCATTTGAAAGAAATGCTTCGTAGTTGCCCATGCCGAGCCGTGCTTTCAGAGTATCTGTAATAGGCGCACACCAAGGCTCAAGCTTTTCTGATTTATCTCCTTTCAAGAATCCGATTGACTTACCCTTACCCTCTGCTGGCCGTGCAATAATGATGCGATCAATTTTCTTATCAAGTAGCATATCAGCAGCAATCATAGAGGGGATAAAAGTCTTACTTGAACCCCAAACCCCGATACAAATAACAAAACTCGTATTAGTTACTGCACTAATGTATTCTTTCTGACGGTCATTCATTGGCTCCAGAGGAGCACGGGTGGATGAAAGATTCGTAAACTTCTCCTTAATTTCAGGCTTAACACCACCATTTCTAGTGGACCGTGTTTTCTTCCGAGGTACTTCGACTTCTTGACCATCAACCACAGTTAGGTATGCCCGACTTTTACCCGCCATATTAGTATTTCCTTTTAGTTAATTTATACAACCTTCTTTTCATAGCCAATTACAACTTGTTTAAACTTCTCTTCTACTTCAATAATTTCATAGTTGCCATTTGGGACGAAGTACCAAGGGTGTCCTTTCCACCGTTTAATGAATTTTTCAGCTCCATCATACGTGTCAAATGTTTTTACATCGACTGGTATATCCTTCCATATACTTACATGTGTAGATGTTGCTTCAACCCACCCATCACGTTCATTAATAACCCAAACCTTTGTACCTTCCTGAGTGATGATTGTCTTGTCGCTTGATCGTGCTTCTCTACATTCAGTCTTAATTACAAACATTTTTTACCCTCCTCTTCACATTCCCACAAACCCAATATCCCACATTCCATCTACGTTTGCAAGCTTTTTCTCAAAATAATCTACACATTTATTTTCACATAATTATTCAATCATAAACTTAACTTTACTATCGGGTTTCAGAGCCTCTAGAAACTTCTCGCTAGCCTTCTCTACAGAACACCTTTGAGAAATACTACAGGAAATCCCATTAAAGTCAAACTTCACGTAGGCAAGATTGTTAGTGATAGCGAACCGCCTAGCTTCTGTGCAAGCATCTTCAATAGATGTTCCTGCCAAGAAAGACACTTTTACTTCCATACTAGGTTTGCTCATTTCTGCTCCTTGACCACTTTCAAAGCATTCTCAGCAGCCTTCAGCGCTTCCCTAGCTTTAGCTACAGACTCTTCTGCCGCAATTTGTTCTGGTGTTTTAGTTTTAACCTTGACAATTTCATGCAATTCGTAACTGTAAACAGTTTGATTTTGGTAAGAGTAAATATCTGAATACACACTACCGCATGTAATACCTTCACTTACAACACAGTATTCCTTTTCTTCTGTACCAATAGTGATCTTGACAACTCTAAATGGATTGTTCCTATAATCCAAACGTGTCAAACTATTGTATGTCATTCCAAGTCTATTCACACCTTCTCCTCCAATTCAAGACATTTATTCAAATCATCCAACAAACCGTTCCCTTGTAACACCCTTGTCATCGCATTACTAACACGTTCTAAGTACGATTTCTCTTCTAAGGTTTTACGGAGAAGATAATACAACACTTCTGGATAGGATGCTTGGTTGATGTTTGGGTCTAAAAGCACAGAGGCCAAAGTGCCATTGCATCCTGTAGGATCTAACTGCTTTAATTTCTGGATCTCTTGTGGTTTCATTCTTCTTTCTCCTTCAATAATTTACACAACTCTTCCGAGCTTACACACTCATTTGTACAGAATGTTCCAAGTTCTGTCAAGAGAAGATCGTAGTCTTCTAGAGAAAGTGGGCCTGTGCAGTGGTCGTTGTTGCACGCTAACTTTTCAATAGTTGTTAGTGTTTCATAAGGTTTTCCGTTACCACAGCAGACTTTCATTCTTTCACCACAAATTTCTGATCAATCATCTCAGCCAATCTGACTACTTTAGAACAAACCATTTTCTCTTCAAATACTGATAGAGACATCCAGCCATAAAACTCTCGGGCTAGGTCGTAGCTTGGTGTGCGGATTCTGCATGCTTTCTCATAATCGTTCATACTATTCATCCCCTAAAATCTGAAAAGTCTTGTTTATCGAATATTTGCCACCACAGAAGAATACACAGATTGATTGGCCAGATCAACAGGCTTTCTACCAAAAGAATCGTCCAGAACAAGGCATTCACAATATTGTCTGGACAGTCGTGCATTGGATCGATTGTTTCATCTCTTTTAGCGGCATTTCTCATAGCCTGAGCGATGTTCTCTGGTGGAGAGGGTAAGCGGCTCAGGTTGGAGGTGATGTAGGTTTTTAGTAGCATAAATGAGCAGATAGAGCATAGCAGCCAAGCTAGGATGTAGGTCATTGCTTTTCGCCCATTGCAGCGGCACACAGTACAATTGCCATTCTAGGACATTTATCTGCTGCACCAAACCTGTGTGTCTGATTGTATGAGACAGCTTCGTAATAATCTTCTTTTACGTTATATCCAAATTGCATGTCTAGTTTTATAGCTAACCGAAAAGCATCCCCGTCATCTTCAGTTGGCACCCAAAGCTCACCCTCATGCATGTAATCAACACCTTCGGAAAAAGGATCAATGGTTTCCCACTCATGTCTAGTTACAGGCAATCCCGGGTTGCCTACTGCTTGGTAGGCTAGATACGCCAAGTAAATCAAATCTTCGTTCTTCATTTCAAATTACCCTCATCAAACACATCAAAATCTGGGTAATGTTGCTCTGGTACGTTACGCCACTCCTTGTCAAAGTAATTATCACCATTAACGTCAATATCTTCCTCGTTGTTCCTGTGCAATGTCCAGTTGCTGCACTCTTCGTAACGAGTCTCTAGGCACCATTTCTTAGCCATGTGTGGGAGCAGTTTAAGAAACTCTTGAATTGTGTGGTCGTAGTTCTTAAGTTCACTGTGAAATTTTACAGTCTTACCTTCAATTGATTTTACACCGTCTCCTGAATGTGGAATCCAGTGACTACGGCTGAATGTAATGAATGGTTTTACTTTATCTATTGTGTGACCCATCATTGACCACTGATTTTCTCCTGCGAAACATTTAGCAAGCGCTTCAGTGGTGAACTCGATAGTACCTTGAATCTCTGTGTACATTCCCATCTTTCATCTCCTTCGTTTAGTTGATAGAAACAGGATACACGAGTGTTTAGAGGAAAGCAAGCGTGAATTCAAAAGATTTTATGCTGGTTAGATTTTGTTGGAATAGGGGGATTGTTTTTGTTGAGAGGGTTGACATGGGAAGCGACGAAAGGACTTGCTTTATTTTAAAATCCATGTTAAACTAAACTGAAGGTATAGAGAAAAGAAAAAGAATATATTTATTAGTTGTATTTTTCTTTGGTTGCTGTATACTTGATGCATTCCGTAATTTTCTAAGCGAGAGTACATTAGACTACGGATCGGTTTGAAGGTCGGTTAACATGGTGGTGAAAACTTCCTGTGTGAGATGGCAGCTTCATTCTTAAACAAGCGGACTACTGTGAGTGATGGGACAGTCTGCAAGGTAAACTGAAAAACACTACCTCCCTAACGGTACTAATAATGCCGTGCGATATGCAATGTGTTGAGCTGATACGTTATTAGTGTTATCAGCCTGAAGGCAGCTACGTTTGTCCGTGTAGACTGTAGAGTGATTATTCACTCACTAAATCTCGTCTCAAGTTAGAAGGCATTTAATTGCTATAACGGACAGAGGCAGATAGGAACTTCAGATAAGGTACGTTACTCGGTCTTAGGCAGAACGTTGGTTCTGTATGGCTGGGTAAGGTATTTCTTTATCTGAAGTTCCTATCTGAACTCAGTTAGAATTGTAAATCAAATACAAATAAATAATATTAAATACTTAAAAATCAATAACTAATCTTAAGATCAACAACATAAAACAAAGAAAGATAAAATAAATATTACAAACCCTTGCTTTTTAGATATTTATTTGATATTCTACAATCTAATAACCAATTAAAGGATCCCTCCATGCGCTGTAGGTGCTGCGACGTCCCTCTGACGTGGAGGGATATAAAGATTAAACAAGATGATAACAGCGAGGAGGATTTTTGCTCTAAGTGTTTATCCATTGTGTATGATATTGATAGCTATGAACCCAAGACATATGTATTTGAAGATTTGTGTAATGAGTTCTACATTCCAGAGCAATACATAGAATAAAGTAGTTGCAAATATAGTGTAATAATGTTACAATTATGTATAGCTGCTGCTTTTGTATAGCGGATTTAAAAGATTCACCTGATAAGACAAAAAGAACTAAATTCTACATAAAGTCTTATCTCCAAACGCTGACTTCTCTCCTCCTCTTCCTGTCAGCACTTAAGAGTATCTGCCTCTCTCCTCAGATATCTCTATTGACCTTGATAGCGTGTAACGTACCTCTCCTTACGGTATAGGCTTAGTACAGGGTCATTTCTTAAAATCTATCCTTACTTCTTAGTATATTGCAGGTTGTCCTGTTGATAGATTTTAAGAAATTCAACTTATTCGGGTAAAATGTTATGGCTACTAAAAAAGAACAGAGTGACGCTGCTAAGGCAACACGTTTCGATGGTGAAAAATCAAACCGTAACGTTCGGGGAAATAGTAAGGTCCGTATCAATAAATCTAAAATCAGCAAGCTTTTAGACCAGTTGATGGAACGTAAGGAGTTGGCATTTGAAATCATTGATGATATTCTTGCTAACAAAGGTGATAGGACTGCCGACCAGAAATCTACAGCCCAATGGATCGTAAATAGCATTGTTTCGGTTTCAAAAGCTTGTACTGCTGAAGAGCTTGGTAGTTTTAATGCTAGATTGAAAGGTAAGCGTGATCCCGAGGAACCAGAGGAACAAACACCAGCTGAGATAGCCAAGGAATTTAAGCCTCGTTTGGTTCTGACTTATAAAGATCCAAATGCTGTTCCTGATGAAGATGATGAATAAAAGAATTTCTGAGCTGCCTAGTTCGGAAACCCGTGGTTTCTGGCGGAACCACAAAAGCGTGATCGCTGCTTAAGCATCAATTCCGAGCACTTAGGTGTTTCGTCTGTGGAGAAGCTGAACAATTTTGTGTTCAGAGAGTTATTAGGTCATGGTAGAGTGGACGCTAATACAATTATTTATAGGCCGCTGCAACGGTCTTTAAAAACATGCAACAGTAAGACTCTTTTAGCAAGTTTCTCAGTGATGGGTTATTTGCATGTCCCTGTTGCAGCATTGGGTGACTTGACTAAAAGGGTTTTATTAAATGAGTAATAAAGAGAAATACCTAGGAAAGATTCTAGAAACAAAGAGCTTTGGTAAGTATAAAGTTATTGAATACTTAGCTTGGGATAACATTACAGTGAAGTTTCTTCAAACTGGATATGTTACAAAAACCAGACAACAGCATATTACAGATGGTGTCATTAAAGACTATTTATATCCATCTGTTTATGGTGTCGGTTACTATGGAAGTCCTAGTGCAAATACAACAGGCCGAGCAGCCTTTATTTGGCGAAGTGTCATGCAGCGTTGCTATGAAGAGGAAGGTAGAATTGAGCCTGCCTATTACGAAGTAAATGTATGTACGTCATGGCACAATTTCCTAGTATTTGAAGAGTGGGTAGTAAAACAACCCGGATTTGATACGAAAGGATGGGAATTAGATAAAGACCTCCTTATTAAGGGCAATAAGCTGTATTCACCAGACACTTGCGTTTACTTACCTAAGGCTGTCAATGCAGCACTAACTAAGCGGCACAACCACCGTGGAAAATACCCTATAGGCGTTCAGCCAAGTAAGTCTGGGAAAAGATTCGAGGCTTGGTGTGGTGATGGAGAGCGTAGCAGATACTTGGGCGTATTTGGTACACCAATAGAAGCTTTTCTTTGCTATAAGGCTAAAAAAGAAGAGATGTTGAGGAGTTTGGCTGAAAAATACAAAGACGAATTAGACCCTCGTGCATATCAAGCTCTTATGAATTACCAAGTAGAAATTACTGATTAGGATATGTTGCCCTGTTTTATGCAGGGCTTTTGCACACTCCCCTTATTAATAAAAATAACCTCTCAAAGGGAGAATATAGTGGCAACTCTACCAGATACTGTACTTAACAGTACGTCATATATTAACTTGAATACGAGCACTGGTCTTATCACAGGCACTCCACTTGCAATTCAAAACAAGGGAACTGCTTTTGTTCGTATTATAATCTCTCCAACACAACCTTCAGCCTCCTCGGTTAATGGTAGTGTAATTGAACCTTTTAAGTTTCTCTACATTCAAAATGAAACTGATATTGTGTGGGGCAAAGCTACCGAAAATACTGGCACTCCAGTCTCTGTACAACAGATTAATTGAGGAGATTTGAATGTCCGTAACAGACGTACTGCCCGGAAAATCACTCAGGCTTGGACCTCCCACAAATGCGTTCAACGACGTAGATCAAGCGACCACGGAAGCAGCCAGAGATGCATATTTTTCTGCAAATCCTTCAAAGCTTGCTGTTTATAATTCAAATACTGATCTTTTAATCCGGCTGAGTTATTTCGTTGGGCCTGAACTTGTAGTTAAATATCAAAGCCGTTTTGCAGGAAGTTGGGTAGACGTAACCCCGGTTGTCGAAGGTCCTCCGGGGGAAGTAGCCAGTCTTGAAAACGTTCCTATCGGTGAACTCCCTTATAAAACTGTATCCGGCACATTTGCCGGATCTAATATGCGTGTTCTAGAGAACGGCTCTATTCTGGCTCCAGTTGGGTTTGGCGTGGAAAGCGGGTCTGTAACCTTTGGTGATGTTCTCAAGTTATCCGAAGTTGCTGGGTTTCTTGGTATTTCCAACCTACTGAATGATCGTCAATATACAATCGTTGACTTCTATACTCCACGTACAGCAGCCTCTTCAGAACCAACAGTATTCCACTTGATTGAAAGCGAATTTGAGTTTGTCTCTCAGGGCGTAGATACAACAAATCTTCCTGACAACCCTCTGCTTTTTGATTATGTTGTAGTCAATAATGCTCGCACTAATGCTATTAAGTTCCGTACTTATGCAGCGATGACTAACGTTCGAGTTAAGATCAGTCAGATTAGTAATGGTGTAGCCTTAAAGTTTTTACCCAATAAAACCAGTTGGGAAAAAGAGATTGACGGTTTGACTTGGGGTATTGGCGATAACACCTTTGACTTCACAGACAGTCCTGTAATCCTTTCCTCCGGTGTTCAATTACGTTTTGAAATCCGTGCTGATGTTGTAGCCTTGAAAGGTAATGCTTTAGGTGTTCCTTACTTTACAGCGACCCTTCAACGCGGTGTTTTTGATAACGTAATCACTGATCGTGTCTACACTGCTACGGATGTCAAGTCTAAGCTAGAAACGCTTTTAAGCCCCAATAAGCTCAGTAAAACAGCCATTCAAGACGTAGTAAATACAGTGAACGGTGGGTTTGGCGATGTAGTCATTACCACAGGTTCTATTGGTGCTCAGCCTGTAGATGCGACCCTTACAGCTTTGGCTGGACAAGTTACTGCTACTGACGGCCTAACCTACTCCACTGGTGTGGATACATTTGCACAAACGGTCCTCACTCCTTTTGCACGTACGATCCTAGACGATACTTCTGCTGCTCAAACTCGTGGTACATTAGGTCTAGGCGACATGGCATTGCAGAATGCTGTGAACGTAGCAATCACAGGCGGTAACATCACGGGTATCACCGACCTTGCAATCGTTGATGGTGGTACTGGTGCAAGCGATGCTCCTACAGCTCGTACAAATCTTGGTTTAGGCACTATCGCCACTCAGAACTCTAATTCTGTTAGCATTACAGGTGGTTCTGTCACAGGCATTACGGATATCACCGTAGCCGATGGTGGTACAGGAAGTTCTACTGCAAGTGGTGCTCGTACAAACTTAGGTTTGGTTATTGGTACAGATGTTCAAGCTTGGGATAACACCTTACAGCAATTCTCCACCTTCGGTACTGTAGCAGATCGAATCTTCTACTCTGCTGGCGTAGATGCTTATGGTGAAACTTCTCTGACGACTTATGGTCGTAGCTTGATTGATGATGTTGACGCTGCTGCTGCAAGGATTACTCTCGGTCTTGGTAGCATGGCTGTACAGAATGGTAATAGTGTTGCCATCACTGGTGGATCAATTACCGGGATTACAGACTTAGCTGTTGCAGACGGTGGTACAGGGGCTAGTACTGCGTCAGGTGCAAGGACAAACCTTGGTATTACTACTGGTACTTATACTCCTACATTGTTTAATACTACAAACGTGGCAGCTTCCACAGCCTTTGTTGCCCAGTATATGCAAGTGGCTGATATGGTGACTGTGAGTGGTCGGGTTGATATTGACCCAACAAACAACAACCAACAAACCATTCTTGGTATGTCTCTTCCTGTAGCCTCCAACCTAGCAACAGCAGAACAATGTGCAGGCACTAGTAACTGCTCAACTGTGGCAGGTGCTTCAGCAGCCATCTTTGGTGATCCAGTTAATGACAGGGCTACGATTGAGTTTGTGGCTGCGTCTAACGCAAACCAAAGCTTCTTTTTCCAATTTATGTACAGGGTGATTTAACATGGCAGCAGAACATCCAGCAGCATTTGTTTGGAGAAATGGTGCTCAGCTAAGATCACCTATTATTTGGATTGTCACAACTACAACCACTGGCGGTAATTGGAGCGTAGATTATACAGAGGCAGGCTTTACTAGTGCCCCTGTAGTTACAGCTACCCTTCAACTGCAAGATGCTGATGTCTATGACAGGGGTTTCGCTAGCACCTCCTCAGCACCAACTGCTACTGCTGCATCAGGATACGCTATCAGGGGGAGCAACCTTGTAGCTTTGGGTAGTACAACACGGACAGTGCCTGATGGTACGATTGTGCATGTAATGGCAATTGGTGAGACGTTCGATAAGTAAGTTTATAGGTTGCTCTTGAAATATAGAGCAATTTATTAAGTTTATTTTCAAATAGGGTTGACAAACAGCCCTGTGAGTTGATACACTTCTCCCATCAAAGAAACAAACAACGGAGAGAAGAATTTTGAACAAGTATAAGCTTCAAATTACAAGCCAAGATTACTACGGTCATAACTTTATTGACAACATTATCAAGTACGCTGCAAAGGGTGCTGAGCTAGATAAGAAAGAGAGATTCTATAATGATTATCCACATGCGTGTGTGATGGTTATTGAGACGGAAGAGTTTCTTAAAAGTGAACCTAGTGTTGATGTTGTGATTGTTAAGGAAGAGTGGACTAAAGAAGTTTTGCAAGAAATGCGGATTGAAGATCTTCGACCTATTGTCGCTACACGCGGGATTACTGGTCGAGATAAAAATCAGATGATTCGCGAGTTCTTGGAAGAGAACGAGAAAGTCTAAAAAAAAACTAAAATGAGGTGTTATATGAACATCGTGAAACCTTGCTCTAATGCACAGGCTTTGTTCGTAGAAAGTGAAAGCGATATTACCATTCTTAATGGTGCTGGTGTAGGTAAGAGTTTTGGTAATCTGCTGATTCATCGAGACTGCATTGAAGACCCTAAGTACAGTGGTCTAATTGCTAAAGCATCAGCAAGAGCTGCTTCGTATACATTTGATGAAGCTGTTGAGTTCTATAAAGATTACGGTATCAAAGCCTTCTCGAAAAACCGAAGAATTTGTTTTGATTCAGGCGCCCGAATTGATGTTGGAAGCGGCGCTACAGTTAAAGATATAGGATATGCCTATGGAGCACAGTACGATAAAGTTACTGTGGATGACGCAAGTATCTTTAAACTAGAAACTATCTTTTATCTTATGACTAGGATCAGAGGTCAGTCTTCTATTCCTAAGCAACTTTATCTGACTTGTAATGCTGACGAAGAATCTGAAATTAAACCATTCGTACTTCCTTGGTTAGATGACAAAGGTTATCCCAAAGAAGAGTCAAACGGAAAAGAATATTACTTGTATCGTGATCCAGAGTTGGGAATTGTTTATACATCTTCTCCTGAGATTCCTTGGCAACGAAGCGTCAAGTTTATTCACGATAAAGCAGATAACAATCCTTATTTGAAAGATACCAAATATTTAGAATACCTCTTGAGTTGTAATAAGGTTGACTCGCTTTATTATGGTAAGTGGTAAAAGTTTATAAAGAGTTTGCTGCTTGCAGCAACACCGAGGCTCGTCGGGATGACGCCCTCACCTATTCAGGACACGTTGTGAAACGCTCCTATACTCATGTCTTGCCGTGAGGCACACAGTTATCTTAGTTTAATAAGAGACTAAAACATGAATGAAGTTGAACAAAGAAGTAAAAACACCAAAGATATGACTGGATTTAAGTCTGGTCTTCTTACAGTTGTAGAATGGGCTGGTTATTTCCAATTGTCTGGTGGATTACGCCATGCACAGTGGAAGTGTTCTTGTGAATGTGGCGGTGAAGTTATTTCACTGGCTACAAACTTGAAGAAACCAAATCATACAACCTCTTGCGGCTGCGTTAAGAAACAAGTATTAACCAAGCACAGGGAAAGAGTTGAATCCGGCGAATGGATACCAGAGAAACTGGTCGGTTCAAAGTTTGGTCGCCTTACTGTTATGGAATTCACAAGATGGCATGTTGGTAACGACACTCAAAAGACATCAATGTGGAATTGCTTGTGTGATTGTGGTAATGAAAAAGAGATGAGAAGGTCTTATCTTCAATCTACCGAAGTCCCTAGTTGTGGTTGCTATATGTCTGAAGTGTTATCTGAACTTCAAACTAAACATGGGATGACAGGTACACCAACACACCAGACTTGGCGAAAGATGAAAGAACGTTGTCTCGCTGAGTACTACGTTGAAAAAGAGTATTACCAAGATCAAGGTATTGATATTTATCCGCCTTGGGTTGAATCTTTTGAAAACTTCTATGCTGATATGGGTGAACGCCCTGAAGGTATGACTTTAGACCGAATTGATGGAACTAAAGGCTACTATCCTGATAACTGCCGATGGGCAGATTTAACGATACAAGCTTATAACCGTAAGAAAGGAACTAATAATACATCCGGTCGCGTAGGAGTTTTTGCGCTTCCTAATGGTATGTGGAAAGCTGCTATTGGTTATTACAAAGAACTTATTGTAGTTGCAAACAATGTTAGTTTTGAAGCTGCTTGTGAAGCTCGTGAAAAAGCTGAACTAGAATATTACGGATGGACCAAAGAGCGGTAAATATTAATTCCCTCTAGGTTATAATTATTTAGAGGGAATTTTTAAATGTCTGATCCAAATGTCATCGCCCCTGCAAGTAAACCTCAGGCCATGTTCCTCTCTACTCCTGACTGGGTAGATATATGCTTCTACGGCGGCCAAGCTGGCGGAGGCAAGACTTGGGCAGGTTTGGCACATCACGCTAAATATATGCACGATCCTTTGTACAGAGGATTGACACTTCGACGAACAACACCAATGCTGCTTAAGCCGGGTGCTGTTTGGGACGAAGCAAAACAATTATACAGACTTCTTGATCCAGATTGTAGAATTAGGATCAAAGATCTAAAGATTATTGCAAGTTCAGATGCAGAAGTATTCTTCTCCCACTTTGAACGGGTAGATGATACCGACAACTTTCAAGGCGCTCAAATCTCCAGTTGTGTAATGGAGGAACTTTGTCAGTTTGAAGAGTCTCAGTTTAACTACATCCTCTCTCGACTTCGTACTAAGGCTAATATGAAGCCTAACATGCGAGCTACCATGAACCCTGACCCAGATTCGTGGGTCCGTAAGTGGGTTGATTGGTACTTGTACCCAGAAGGTCACGAATTGTTTGGTCGTCCAGACCCAGCAAAGCAAGGTGTAATTAGGTGGTTTGTTCGTCTAGATAATGAAATGTTCTGGGCTGATACAAAAGAAGAACTTGCTGAACGATTTCCTGATGCAGTTCCACTCTCATTTAGGTTCATCGCTGCTTCCGTCTACGATAACCCGCATATTGAAAAGAGTTATATTGCTTTCCTTCAAGGTCTTCCTAGAATTCAGAAAGAAATTTTGCTCTACGGGAATTGGGAAGCGCGTCCAGAATCGAATTCCCTGATCCGGCGTGAGTGGTTCGTGGAATGTGCTGAAGAACCGGCATGGACTGACATTGTAAAAACTGTACGAACTTACGACTTCGCAGGAACTCTTAAGGGCCCGGATACAGTCTATGATCCTGACTACACTGCAAGTATTAAAATCTCTAAACTAAAAAATGGTGAATACTTTATTCATGACGTTATCCGTACAAGGATTCGTTTTGGTGAGTGGAGCCGCTTTGTTCTAGAGAATGCACTTCGCGATGGTGTGAAGGTTGATATCGTAATCCCAGAAGATCCGGGACCAAGTGCTAAAGCTGCAACTATGATGCTGGCACGAGAGATATCTGAGCAAGGTTACTTTGTAAGAACGTTGAAAACGAACCAGAAAAAGATCGACCGTTTCCGCCCATTCGCATCATTCACAATGAATGGTGGTATGAAGATCCTTAAGAATTGTGGTAATGACTTTGAGAACAAAGTCTACAATGATCTTTCTTTCTTTTACAAAGAATTGGAGACATTCACAGGTGAGCGCAAATCAGGCTCACAGGGCCACGATGATCTTGTTGACGTTTGCTCTGATGGATTTATTGTTCTAGCTCAGAAGTTAAGTATCCCACTCTTCACTCTTCCGAGTGTCACAAAATCAAATGAATTCAGCTTTTAAGCCTCTTTACTTTTAAGGAATAACATGGCAGAAAATGACAATTTAAATCTCTCTGCCGGTGATAATCCAGCCCTCCGCATTAAAATGGGGGAGACAGGTTGGACAGGCTTGAGAGAGTTTGATGGTATTATTCTTGAGGAGATGCGTAAGGATCTCCAATGGCCACGGGCTAATAGAACTTACCAAGAGATGGGTGAAGATGCAACGATTGCTTCTGCCCTTTCCCTGTTTTCAATGATGATTAGCCGTGTTAGCTGGAAAGTGACACCGCCTGTAGATCCTACAGAAGATGATTTGAAGAAAGTTAAGTTCCTTCAACAGTGTATGGATGACATGGAACATAGTTGGTTCTCCTTTATTAAAGAAGTAACTAGCATGTTCACATACGGCTACGCTATCCAAGAGAAAGTGTACCGTCGTCGTCGTCTGTCTACAGGCTCTAAGTATGATGATGGTCTTGTAGGTATCTCTAAGCTCGCTACACGCTCACAGACTACTATTTATCGTTGGTTGTTTGATGATACTGGTCGTGACCTTCTAGGTGTTGTTCAAGACACAAGCTTTCTAGTTGATGGTTATAGACTTGCCAATAGTAAAGAATACGGCGGTCAGATTGATATTGATCGTAAGAAGTTTCTTCTATTTCGTACTGATGTAAGCAGAGATAACCCGCAAGGCCGTTCTCCTCTTTCCAAAGTATACAAGGCATGGCGCTATCGTAAGCAGATTGAAGAATCTGAAGCTGTAGGCATTACTCGTGGTCTTGGTGGTATTCCTAAGTTTGAATTGCCAGCAGATTACTTGAAAGCTGATAGTACAGACGACCAGAAAGCTACAGTAGAAGCCTTTAAGAATATTGGCCGCAACCTCCAGAATAATGAACAAGCCTGCATTATTCTTCCTAAGTTTTACGATGACCAGAATAACAGCCTGTTTGACTTTGAACTGATTGGTCCTCCTAATGCTAGTCAGTACGACACTGACAAAGCAATCATTCGTTGGGATAACAAGATCCTTCAAGCATTGTTCGCTGACATCTTGCAGATGGGTAACTCGAAAGGTGGCTCCTTCAACCTTGCTGATAGTAAATCATCTATTGTGCATATGGCTGTTGAGAACTACCTGAAAGAGATTCAAGATCCCCTCAATACTGATTTGATTCCTCAACTCTTTGCTCTTAATGGTTGGCCGCTAGATCGCCTTCCAAAGTTTGAATATGATCAGATTAAAGAAGAAGATTTGGATGTTCTTTCCAAGTACTTGCAACGTGCCGCATCTGTTGGTTTGATTAGTATCACTCCAGAGAATATTAACCAAGTTGCTGAGTGGGTTGGATTGCCAACACGTCACGATTCTGAAATGACTCTAGATGATCTTAAAGCTCAGTTGACAGGTAATACTACAGGTGCTGGTGAAGGCATGACTAGTCCGGGCGCTGGTACATCGAAGTCACCAATTGGCGAAGGTGATAATTCTGTATCTAATTCGGAGAATACTTAATTGACAGTATATGCCTATAATCCAGACCCAGAAGATGAGTCTAAAGCAAAGTTAAATATCTCAGATGCCCGACATACAGCCGCCGCAGTCGCGGCCTTAGGTCCGGGCTTCAGAGGTAACAAAGTTCAAATTCCAGAAGAAGACTTGCCAGCAGTTAAACGTAAAGTACGAGCTGCCTACAAGAAATACTTCCCAGACAATGAACTTCCAGACATCCTCAAAGCATCTGAAATGCTAGACATGTTCTCATCTTTCATTGACAAATTCTTCACTAAAACTTCTGATGAACAAGTAGTTGAAGAAGTCAACGAAGAGATGGTTAGTTATGAAGTTGTCTATGAGCCTCTAGTGAAGGATGCTCACGGAGAATGGATGTCAGAAGAAACCATTGCTGAAGCTTGTGACAACTTCAACCATTACCTTGAGAAAGGCGTGGTTACATCCAACCTCTTCCATCTTGAATCTACTAATGCATTCACCATTGAATCTACTTGGGTTCAAAAGGAATTGGATGTAAAAGTTATTCAAACTGGTGAGATTATCAAAGCTGGTACTTGGGTCGCAAAACTGCGGTATCACAGCGAAGAGTTGTGGAACCTCAAGAAAGCTTCCGTGATTGGCGGAGTTAGCATTGGCGGAAAAGGTAGGATCAATCCTAAGACTGGTGAAATCACCAATGTCACATTTGATGGTGGTGAAGAATGACTTTGATCATTAAAACAAAAGACGATAGCAAGCGTCCGCATCTTGCACTGACTCATAAAGTCTTGCAGGGCGGCGCGGCGAACGGGCGTAACGTTTCTCTCTTGATGAAAGCAGATGTAGAGATTACCCCAGAAATTACAAAGGCTCTTGAAGCTTTGGGTATTGACGTTAACAAATCAATGTACGCATCCAAGATCAGTGAAGCACTTTCTAGTGCAGTTCGTGAAGCTTTCGGTGATGACGATCATTGGCTGTATGTAGAAGACTATAATGATTCCATTGTTCTCTTCTGTAGTGAGGGCGGTCTATTCTCGGTAGATTACTCTCTTGTAGATGGAAAAGTTACTTTAGGTGACTTGGCCAAACCTATGTCTCGGGTTATTTCTTATGAACCTGAGTCTGGGGAAATGCTTCTGTCTGAAGATGCGGAAGACAAACTTGAAGAAGGAATCTATAGCCTTGTAACTAAAGCCCTTCAAAATGATAGTACTAAAGAACATCTAGTTGAGATGT